TTAGATAGTGTTACGACTTGGGGTTCCATGGCGGCAATTACTGGGCCTAACTTGCATTGCTATCGTGTAGTAATACAAAGAAACCAAACATTTGCGGGTTCATATGGAGAAACCAATCTTGCTCTAGAGGGTGAAGGTAGTTGTCAATGGCCTGCCGTAAGTGTAAGGTTCCTATGTAAAGACCCTAAATATTCTGAAGGCGAATACCTTACTCGAATTGCTAACGCTATGAATAACATCTCTGAAGGCGGCCCAGTTGCATGAGTTTCTTTACATCAATTGGCCAGGTACAATCTAATCAAACAATGTTTACCCCTGAAGAATATGCTTCAATGGGATATATGCAAAGAGATGATTACGATCCAAGTATGTTTCGTTCAGGTGGATATTCAAGCTTCAATAGATTTGATATGAACTTTCTTAACTTGCCTGTCTATCGCGCTGATAGTAAGGAACAGTTTGCTATGGACGCCTTTTTCTTATTGGGCTCCTTTGCTACTGGCGGTTCTGCGGCTGGATTAAAGTTCGCAGCAAGCAAACTAGATTCAGATTAACCGTATAATCTCTCTAGATGAAGTCCGTGTTTCTTCCATCTTAATTGACAAGGATTACACATAAACCATTCAATCCCAGTATCATCTATAACTCTCCAATTAGAACTAAAGACTCCATAATCGGTATTGCACCATTCACAAGCGTACTCATTGACCATTAGACATACTCTCCTACGTGCACTACATTGTGCTTGCCACATAGTTGGCATAAGTACACGATCTTGATTTTATCATTGGCTCTTACAGCCAGGTGCGACATTAGTTTTTGACAGCAATAACAATCACGAATAGTGAGACTCATTCAAACTCAGCCTCCCAAATCTCAAACATTTCGATAGTAACATCTCCATCGCAATTTTGACATGTACCTTCCCCTGATTGAAATTGCATCCACCTTGGATGTTGACACATACAAACGAATGTCATTCTTCTTCATCTCCACATTCATACTCGCCCGACGGATGGTCTGCCATGCAAAAGATGTAACCACACTTTTCGCAATTCATTGTAACATCATCTCCCTAACAATCATTAGAAGTTGTTTGGTTACGTCGTTTTTAGCGCGATGATGAAGCATCCCCCATAATTGATGGGTTTCAATATCTGCAGCTGCAAACGCATCTTTTCCATCAAGTTTATTTCTAATTGCACTTTGGATAAAACTAGATCTCTTGTTTAATTTAGACAGTCCTTCTAATTCTCCTACCATTTTGATGGGTAGAAGAACATTAATTTTTGTTTTTCGGCTCATTTGGTCAACTCCTTTTAGATAGGGGTTGACCCACCCCTATAAGAAACCTTGGAGAAAAGGCCCACTGCGAGGTAGAATTGGCCTTAGCGACAGCCCACCTGTTCAAGATAAGGAATTGCATTAGTTTATAGTCTTGATTGTGGGACATCCCATTATGGCGAAAGCGGTAACAAGAGACTTCGAAATATTTATCGAAACAGTAGCGGACACAGGGGCAGACAACACAGCACTAGACATGATGGATTACGTCGATATTGCAGATAATCAGGCGTTTGAGATTCACGAAGTCTCATTAGTTCTCGATCCAACCGAAGCATTCCCGGCAGCTGATGTTGAAGCAAGATTTCAACTAGCCGATGCTAACCTTACAACATTTGTTAGCCATGCAGACCGCGCTTCATTGTATGTCGCTCGTCAAACCTTTGACTCTGCAACTCTAGGGATGTTTCATCAAGAGAGTTTTAGTTCAATTACACCTTTGATTGTATCTAAGACACTATTCCTAAGAAATGTGTGCAGTACTGGAACACTAGATTACACTCTGCGCCTTAAGGGACGCATTGTCACACCATCCGCTAAAGACTACATGGCCCTTGTACTAACCCAAACTGGAAACCTTGCTTGAGGTGGTTAGTTTGGTCAAAGTAGAAGGAACTCTTGACGAGTTGCGTGAACTGTTTGTAGAAGGTGCTAAGAGAGAAGCACGCAAACAAGCAAAGAAGGCAGGTGGAGAAGTTGTTATTGCTGGCGTTAAGAAAACTCGCAAAGTTGTTAAGTCGGCTTGGCAGAAATATATCGGGAAGAAATCGAATCAAATTAGAGTTAAGTCTGGAAAGCGAAAGGGAATGCTTGACCTCGCAAAGATGTCAAGAGCCTACAAGCGAGCACAGAAGGCTAAAGGAAGGAAGTGATTGAATGGCTCGTATTATTGATAAAGATACTAGGCTAATTGATTTAGACTTTGGCGAACTTACCATATCTGCGGCTAGAGATGCAGGGTCTGTTGTCCCTACATCAATTACAAGTGGCGGTAATGGTACAAGCGTTGTATTAAATGTGTTAGAAGCCAACAATCAATATGCTGGCTCATTTATTCAATATGTCCGTTTAGATTTAGATTACATGGTACGCAATAACGAGGTTATGCTACCGGTTGAAGCATCCATTCAAAGAACCTCACCGGTTCCACTTGGATTCAATGTTAATGGGAACAATTTTGACCAAACTGAAGAGTTTATTTTTATTCTATCGCGCCCACTTAACAATGCAAACTTAATTGCAGCTACTACAACTTTTGAGTATAATGACTTTAGAAACATGGGATTGAATGGAACTACTGGATTGGCTACTGTCTCGGGCGATGCTGGGGCGCCTAATCAGATCCAAACCATTTATGCCGAGAAAAGAATGTATTCTTACAGCAATAATTTAGGTGCGACAATAAATAATGGTGAATTAGACCCCGCTTTGGCACTTCCATTTAATTCAGTAATGGGAATGCCTGTATTAGATAGTGTTACGACTTGGGGTTCCATGGCGGCAATTACTGGGCCTAACTTGCATTGCTATCGTGTAGTAATACAAAGAAACCAAACATTTGCGGG